GTCCGGCGGTGTCACCTACACCGAGGACACCTCCACGGTACCTGGTACCAACATTGTGACCGTCACAGCAACATCAACTCTCTCCGAAACGGTGACGTTCTCATGAGCCATTTTGCGAAACTGAACCCTGACACGCTGGTCGTCGAACTGGTCCTCGTCGGTCGTGATGAGGACGATGAAAACGAACTGTCAGCACGCACCGGCCACCTCTACAAGCGGACCTCGTACAACACCCGTGGCGGTGTCCATTACAACCCCGAAACCGGTGAACCGTCAGCAGACCAGTCGAAAGCGTTTCGTGGCACTTACGCCGGTATCGGCTACACCTATGATCCTGTGTTGGACGAGTTTGTGGCTCCTTCTGAACCTGATGTTGTGGAGGCTCCTGTAGAGGAGCAGTAATCATGTCGTTGATTTACGACGACTCTTACGGGTACGACACCCCGAACGTCACGTTTGAAGGCACTGGCCCGATTCAGAACGCCTATACGGATTCAAACATTTCGTATCGGTCGTCCACCGCCAGTTATCAGGGTGCGGTTGTAAAAACCGAAACCGCCTCTGGTTCAGGTACCGGCACCAGTTTCACTACCAGTCTGAAGGTACGGTTCCGTACCGCAGACGGCACTGGCACAGGAACCTCCACTGGTGTTGGTGTTGTTACTGTTCCCCGTACAGCCACCGGCAGTGGCGGTGCCACAGCCGGTGATAGTGCTACTGGTTTGCGTACCGCTGTCGATGCCGCTACGGGTTCGGGTGTCGGCACCCAGTCGGCTACAAGTTTGCGTACCGCCATAGAGACTGGTTCTGGTTCTGGTGTTGGGACACACAGCATTGTGTCTGCCAAAGCGTCGTTGCGTACCGCTAGCGGGGCGGGTGTGGGCGGTTCGTCTGTGACTGCGTTTACGACGACGTTCAAGACTGCAACCTCTGCCGGTGTTGGTTCGCGTGATGTGGCGTTGTGGAGCAACGCGGGTGAGACGTTGTCGATGGCGGTGGTGATGCGACCGGTTCATGGTCCGGGTTTCCGACGTCGTGTGAACTATGCGGTGCAGGTACCACGGAACTAAGTGATGGAACTTCAAACCCTGCTGGATGAGCGGGAATGGCGGACGTGTCGCGGCCCGGAGGGCGCGAACGTCGACGAACTGGTTGAAGCGTTCCGTTACTTCTGTGAGCATTACTGGCACATCAAACATCCGCAGGACGGGCGCATCCTGTTCGATTTGCGTGACGCCCAGTTGGAAACGATCCGGCATTGGTTGGACAACCGGTACTCCGTTGTTCTGAAGGCCCGCCAGATCGGGTTCTCTACGTTGGCGGCCGCTTACGCGTTCTGGTTGACGTTCTTCTTCCCTGACCGGTTCGTGGTCATGTTGTCCCGTACGGAACGTGAGGCGGCGAAACTGCTGTCGAAATCGAAGTATGGCTACAAGTTTCTTCCCCAGTGGTTGAAGGAACGTGGCCCGTCGTTGATGGTTGATAACCAGTTGAAGTTGTTGTTTGAGAATGAGTCGGCGATTGAGTCGTTGCCGTCAGGCAACGACCCTGCCCGTGGCGAATCGGTGTATCTGGTGATCGTGGACGAGATGGCGTTCTTGCCGAACCCTGAAGAGGCGTGGGCGTCGATTGAGCCGGTCGCTGACGTTGGTGGCCGTGTGATCTGCCTCAGTACGGCAAACGGTTCCGGCAACTTCTTTCATCATCTGTGGACTGGTTCTCAGACCGGGACAAACCTGTTTCAAGGGTTGTTTTTCCCGTGGTCTGCTGGTGATCGTGACGATGAATGGTATGAGGCGAAGCAGAAGTCGATGCCGGGTTGGCAGTTGCATCAGGAGTATCCGCGTTCAGCGGATGAGGCGTTCATCAAGTCTGGTAACCCAGTGTTCGATGTTGACGTGTTGGACGAGTTTGAAATTGTGGAGCCGACACGTGGCTATGTGCATGTGTTGTCTCCGAAACACATGGAGTATCGGCCGACACAGGACGGCGAGTTTGCGGTGTGGTCGTATCCGTCGCCTGATGGTGTGTATGTGATTGGGGCGGATGTCGCGGAGGGGTTGTCGCATGGCGACTATTCGTCGTGCCATGTGTTGAATGCCCGTGATGGTGCGCTGGTGGCGCACTGGCACGGGCATGTGGAACCTGATTTGTATGGTCATCTGTTGGCGGAGATCGGCTGGTGGTACAACACGGCGTTGTTGGGTGTGGAGAACAACAACCACGGTTTGACGACGTTGAAGGCGTCTCAGAAGTACGGGTATCGGAATCTGTATCGGACCCGGAGGCTTCAGCAGAGGAATCCGGAGGCGACGGAACAGTTGGGTTGGCGTACTACGTCGGCGTCGAAACCGTTGGCGTTGGACGAGTTGTCTGCGGCGTTGCGTGATGCGGTTGTTGGGGTTCCGTGTTCACGGACGGTGTCGGAGTTGCGGACGTTTGTGCGGGATCAGAATGGTCGGACGCACGGGTCGCCGCATGATGACCGTGTGATGTCGTTGGCGATTGCGAACCAGATGTTGAAGTTTGTGTGGTTGCCGGAGTATCGGGGTGAACAGCCGTTGCCGAAGTACAGCCTTGGCTGGTTTGAACGGTTTGTGGTGGACACAGATTCGGCGTTTGAACGTGTGCCGATTGGTGCCCACAACTTTCGGAAACGCATGTGATTCGGCCCGAAACGGGCCGATACCCCTAGGTAACGATCTGCCCTATGTGTGTATGGGCAGTGACATTTGTACCGACTGCGGGAAACAGTTCCGGGTCGATCCTGAGAATCCGCGTTCGATCTGTTTCCGGTGCCATGCGTCAGGTATCAGTTTTGGTTTTCAGCAGGGCCGTGAGATGTGGGGCCAGTCCACGATCAAGGAGCAGGAACGGGAGATCATCGATTCTGCGAAACGGGACGGCCGTGAAATTGAGTACGTCGGGAACCGGTGGGTGTGAGATGCCGTCGTGGGTCCAGATCGTCGTTGCTCTGTTGGCCCCATCTGGAGTGCTGGTGGCTCTCATTGAGCGCACCAGACGTGAGAACAACCGGGATCACGCAAAGAACAGCGCCTTGTTGCAGTCGATCGATCAGAAGGTGGATCACGTCAGTGAACGGATGGACGATCACATCGAATGGCACTTGGACAAAGGGAGATGACCATGAGTTACCGTGACGCGCTGAGTCGTGCTGTTGCGACGTTTGTTGCCGGTGCTACTGCGGCCCCGTTGACGGCCGCCGTGTTTGACATGTCGTTCTTCAAAGCGGCCGCTATCGCCGGTCTGATCGCCGTGTGGAATCTGGCTGGACGCACCGCCCAGTCGTTTATCACCCATTTGCCTGAGGAACACTGATGGCCCGCCCGTCGAATGCCGACCGGCTCGGCAAATATCGGAAGCATCTTGCTACGTCGAAACGGTGGCGTCGTGAAGAGGGCTACGACTCCACGTGGCGTCGACTGATTGACCTGTATCGGGGCCGTCACTACGAGTTTGCGTCTGATGAGGACCGTCTGCTGGTCAACATCGCGTTCTCTACGGTGAACGTGATTGCGCCGTCGGTGTCGGTGAACTATCCGAAGATTGCGGTGAATGCGACGAAGCCGGATGATGCGCCGAAGGCGATCATCACGGAAGCGGTCATCAACTACTGGTGGCGGCATTACAAGGTGAAGCCAGAGTTCCGGCGTGCTGTCAAAGATTTTCTGGTGGTCGGTCACGGCTGGCTGAAGTGCGGTTACCGGTACATCGAAGAAGAAGTTGTTGAGACTGGCGATGAGCCGTCGGACCCGGACGCCGAGGGCAATGAGGTGACGCCGTCGATTGTGGTGGTGGAGGACCGTCCGTTTGTTGAGCGTGTGTCGCCGTTTGACATGTTCATTGATCCGGATGCCACGTCGATGCGTGACGCCAAGTGGATTGCTCAACGGATTCGTCGTCCGATGGCTGATGTGAAGGCTGATAAGCGGTACGCGAAGCAGGCCCGTGATCGGGTTGCGCCGTCGTCTACGTCACGTTTCGCTGACGAAACGGGACGGAAGAAGATTCATGACGACAGTCATTCGTATGTGGACATCTGGGAGTTTTACGACGTTCGCACGAAGACGATGTCGGTGTTTGCTGAGGGTGGCGATCAGTTCCTGATCAAGCCGACACAGATGCCGTACGCGTTCGGTCATCCGTTTGTGATGATCCGCAACTATGACGTGCCTGACCATTTCTATCC